CCGCTCACCGCTCACCGCTCACCGCTCACCGCTCACCGCTCACCGCTCACCGCTCACCGCTCACCGCTCACCGCTCACCGCTCACCGCGATCCGCTCACCGCGATACCGGAAAAGCGACCCCCCTACCCAGAGGATCGGGTCGCCAAATCATAAACACCCCCACCCCCTGATGTGTATCAGCGTGCCGAGAACCAGCGTGCCGAGAATCAGCGTGCCGTGTATCCCTTACCCAGCGTGCCGTGTATCCCTTACCCAGCGTGCCGTGTATCCCTTACCCAGCGTGCCGTGAGCCCCCTAAACCCCACCCCTAAGCCCAACCCCACTGCGCACCCCCTACCCCGTTTTGAGAAACATGCCACCCCATAAAAAATTCGCCGCCCCCGCTCAACTGTGCTACCATATAAACTCAGATACGCCGCAACGCCCTCACACAACGGCCGTAGCGCAGACGCATATGACCTATTACTACGAAGCACGGCTCTCCGAAGAGCAGAGACTTCTGCTGCGAAACACGCTTCGCGAGCAGGGCTCTCTGCCGCTCGCTGCGCACGTAATTGGGGTGAGCCTCACACGGCTGAAAGCGATGGCCGCAAAGGACGAAGGACTGAAGACCGATGTCGAGGACGCGCTCGAACTACATGCCGCGGGCCTTTACCAAGTGGCTTTGACAAGGGCAACGGAAGGTAAGTCGGATGCGTTGCTGGCCAAGCTGTTAGAGGCCAGGGTGGCGGGGTTTGCGAAGGAAAGCCGAGAGACGTTGAGCCAGCGCAACCGCCCAACAGGGTTGAGGCTACGGACCTTCACGGAAGACGGCGAAGACACCGGCGTGGCGCAGGACATTGAGCCAAAGGCGCCAAACCCCCCGGCGGTGCTCACGATAGAAATGCAGCAAGGACTTTAGAATGACGATTCCAGCAGACTTTGTGTTGAAAGCAGGGCACTACCGCAACAAAACCACAGGCACTGTGAGTTATTATTGCAATTGCAGTTCGCAGCCGGTGCATTTGACGCTGCGGACAATCGCGGGAAACCGCGGCAACTTCGAGGTGTGGCCTCAGCCAATCCCCGCACCTGCCCCTGGAGAAGCGAAATGAATAAACTGTGGCACTATCTGTATGAGACCAAACGTGGGTATCGCTTCAATCCGTGCGACGTACAGGCCTTCGCTGCTTTGCAGCCTCTTGGCCGCGCTCTTGCTTCTGTTGCTGGGCGTTGCCCTTGCTGTGCCGGTGCTCGGTTGCTGGCTGCTACAACGGCTGCGGCTTTGGCCCCAGGGGCAACGCTCACGGCGGCGGGGGCTTTGCTGGTGGCGCTGACGGTGCGCGAGAGTTTCCGCAAACCTGAATCAGAGAATCCCGATGCTTGAATTTGTAAGCCCTTTCAAGATTTCGCTGGCGGGCGTCGTGAGCGCCGAGCTGCGGGGTAAGCTGCGCAAGCACAGCAGCACCCTCACGACCGTGCCGCTGACGGTGGTGAACGGCACCGGTGCGCAGGCCGGCACGGCCACGCTGACGACAACGGCCGACCTCGCGGGGGGCGTGTACTACCTACAGGTCACAACGGACGATGCGTGTTGTTGCTACAAGGGGTTGGTATACGTGTCCGGGTGTGAGGTGGCGAGTTTTCCCACCACACATGAGGGCGATGCGGGGGTGAATGAGCCGGTACCAAGCTGCGACCCAGTGGTGGTGCCGTAAGCATGAGCGAGTTTTTGCTGCCTGCCCACGGGTGGAGGCCTCGCAAAGACCAGATGCCTACGTGGAATCGGCTGATGCGGCCGGACTTCCGGCGGGGGATAATTGCGGCGCATCGGCGGTACGGCAAAGACGAGCTAGGGCTTCAGACGACCGCGGTGAAAGCGATGGAGCGCGTCGGAGCATACGGGTACATGCTGCCGGAGTACGCGCAAGCGCGGCGCGCGATATGGGAGCACATCAACTGGCGCACCGGGCGCACCCGTATCGACGATATTTTTCCGCAGGAGATCGTGACCAAACGGGACAACCAGAGCATGATGCTGTGGCTGGAGTCGGGGTCTACGGTGCAGTTGCTGGGCTCGGATTCGTATGACTCTATCGTGGGCGCGGGTTACGCGGGATTGGTGCTGTCAGAAGCGGCATTGGCCGATCCGCGCGCGATGCAGTTCTTCCGGCCAATGCTGGAGGAGTCCGGGGGGTGGGAGCTGCAAATCTCCACATCCCGCGGCAAGAATCACTTCTACCGGGCCTACGGCGCTGCGGTAGAGGACGCACAAAAGGGCGACGCCACAGTATTTGCCGAGCACATTGGCGCGGACAAGACCGCGGTGTTTGACACCGCACAGTTGCACCGGATCAAGATGGATTTGATCCGAGAGCACGGCAGTGTCGTGGGCACCGCGATCTTCGATCAGGAGTACATGTGCTCGTGGGATGCGGCTGTGGTGGGCTCGGTGTGGGGCGCAGAGCTGACAGAGCTTGAGGCGCAAGGGCGCGCCGATGAATGCCCTCATGACAAACGCTACCCCGTGCAGACCAGCTGGGACATCGGCGTGGCCGACGCCACGGCAATTTTGTTTTGGCAGGAGATCGCGGGGGAGTACAGGCTCATCGACGCCTATGAGGGCACAGGCATAGGGTTGGACACATACATCGAAGTCTTGCGCGAGAAGCACATTCAGCACGGGTACAACTTCGCGATCCACTACGGGCCGCACGACATCCAGCAGCGGGAGTGGGTACGAGGGGTATCGCGTAAAGAGGAAGCCCGCCGCATGGGCCTGAACTTCACACGGACGCCACAGACCCGGGTGAAGACTCAGATCGCCGCTGCGGCGCAACTGTTGCGCCAGACACGGGTGAATATCAGCAACCCCGGCGCGCGGGCCGCGCTTGAGAAGTTCAAGAACTGGCGGTACCCGTACAACAAAGCCACAGGCCAACCGATGGAGGCCCCACTGCACGATGAGAACTCGCACAGTTCCAGCGCGCTCTGTACCTTCGCGGTGAACATGGCCAGCAAGCTATCCGCCGGGGGGTTTGAAGACCCTGCGCTGGGGGGCGTGGAAGGGGGTATTGCACGCGGGGGGAAGTTCGACCCCAGAGAGTATGGCACCGCGCCTTACCAGCATGAAGGCTCGGTGTCCCGTACAATGTCGGGGCGTGCGCCCCTGCGCGGGGCTTTCGGATAAGGTTTCGCTGTTGTAGAATAGCGACAAAGGACTCACGATGGCAACAGCACTGGCAGCGGGATGGGCGCCCAACAGCTTTGAATTTTACAAAGAGAACATCACGTCAAGTGCCGCGATGGGGGATAGCCTCGCCAAGATCGTGATGCAGCGTTTCCGCGACGCGCGCGAAGCCAAGAACAGCAATTCGGTGTATCAGGGCAAGAGCACGATCAAACTCTTGCGAGAAGCCGACTATGCGATGGAGAAGCGGTACACACCAGAGATGGTGGAGAAGCTGACCGAGGCGTTTGGCTACTGCCCAACGGACTATTATGGCCTGAGCCTTGCCAAGACCCGCGCCATCGCCGATTGGAAAAGCGAACTGGTCGCCGGCGACCCAGGGGGTTTGGTTAAAATAATCCCAACCCCCAACCCCCGTTTGCCCACAAGCGCGGTGAAGAAGATTAAAGCCCAAGTCAGGGCTGAACTGGTGGAACGCATGCTGGCGGCTGGGGTAGGAGACCCCTCGATGCTGTTGGTGCAGGGCACCAACAAGCTGCATGACGACGTGAAGGCTTTTCTCGACGAGAAGGGCAGCCTACTGAGGCAGCTGGAGAAAGCAAAAGTGGTCAGCGCCGCGCTGTCCGCGTCCACTGTGGTGCAGAACCTGATGCGGGATGTGGTGATCGAAGGCGACTTCCGAGAGGCGTATTCGGCTTTCAGCTTCAGCCAAATCAAAAACGGCATGGCCATCATGCGGTTCCCTTTCTGGCAGCGCCGTGTGGTGCTGGGCGACAGCCAAGACCTCAAAGGCAAGACTTCGCGTGAATGGAAAACGGTGCCCACTTTCCAAGAAGTAAGCCCCTGGAATTTCTTTCCGACCAACGACGGCCGTACCGCGGCGGACGTGACCGCGTGCATGGAGTATCGGGAACTCAACAAGACCGCGTTGGTGGGGCTGTTGAAAGACTCCCGTTACAAAGAAGACGCTATTCGAGAAATCCTTGAAGGCCACAGCATGAAGTCCAGGGGCTGGCTGTTCCCTGAAGCAGGGGACGCAGTGTCCGACAACGGGGAGAAGGCGACCTATTGGGGGCCTGAAGAGCTTGTAGCGGTGATCCACCACGAAGGCTTGGTCACCGGGAAAGACCTGTTGGACTTCGGGCTGACGGGGTACGAGGCCACGGAGGTCTACAACTTGCAGGCCGAGGTGTGTTGTGGGCGCACAATCCGCGCGGCCGTTAAAGACCCCCGCAAAGAGCTGCCGCGCTCCTACGCCGTAGCCAAGTACGAAGACCTCGGGCAGGGGGTGTGGAACGCGGTGGGCGTCCCCGGCATTTTGCAGAACACGCAGGACCGCATCAACACCTTGCTGCATGTGTGGGGCTCGAACGTGGACTGGTCGATGCGGCCCCCGCTGCAAGTTAACAGCGAGTCCTTGAAGAACCCTGCACAGGCCATGCGCATCGTCCCCGGTGGGAAGTACGAGGTCAGTGATTTGCTTGGCCCAGGCTCCGCGCCAGAGCCCATCCGCACCATAAGAGGCCCTTCTGCGCAGTACCAGATTCTGTACCCTCTTATCCAAGCTCAGATTCGGCAAGCCGACGCTGAGGTGGGGGTGCCCGACCTCGCGGACATGAGTACGTTTGGCCGGGGGTCCTTGGGCGAGCTGTCTGCAAGGGTATCGCAGGCCGTGCGCCGGGTGCGCAGCGCAGCCTTTGCGGAAGACCGCAGCATGAAGGCGGTTTGGCACGTGCTGTTTGGGTACGTGCTCGACGAGAACCCAGCCGCCGTGGAGAACGTCGATCTCGACTTTGACTACATCGGTGTTGTAGGATTGCTACAAGCCGAGCAAGAACGCCGTGTGAAGATGGAGCGCCTGAGTGTCGCGAACCAAGCAGTGCAAGCCGGCGCCGCGCCAGCCGAAGTGGCCAAGTTCGCCTACGGCGATGTGCTGCGCGACATGGGGCTGCCAACAGAAGCGCTCGGTATGAGCGACCCTCTCACAGACAAC